GCTAGGGCCTAAAGCTGGGGGCGAAGCAGCATGGGACGACGAGCTTAGACTGCGGAGTACCCCTCGCCCCCCGCTTACACCCGTCCCGGGGGGGCCGGAGTTCCTGGAATACCTGGAAGGCTGGTTTGAACGACTGATCCGAGATACCCCCCCGCTGAGCATGAAAGGCTTCATTACTCCCGAAGAGTTTTGGCGGACCCGCGGGTCGTGGTTGATTGCCGGGTCCTGCCCCGGGTATGACTCAAAGTTGAAGTCCGCCCTGCCGCCCGAGCTGAGGGAGGGGTTTCAGGACAATAAGCAGGGGGTAGGGATGAGCCTGCCTGACTCGTGGTTCGCCGAAGCGTTGCAGTCGACCCCGAAGTTGACATCCACTGGCCACACCAAGAAGAACGAACTAGGAGGCAAGAACAGAGCCATTTATGGGGCTGACTTCGTCAGTTACGCCATAGGACGATACCTCGGGGGGGCAGTCAACAAGACCTGGCTGGCTCGCTACGGGATAGGTGAGTCCTATTCCAGTACCGGGGCTGTGGAGAGGCGGATCTCCCAAGCAACCCACAACCGCGAGTGGCTGGGGTCCTTCGACTTCTCTGACTTCAACTCCCAGCACTCGGAAGAGGCGATGGTGAGGACATACCAGGCAATGGGGGAGTGGTGCTCGACCCATCGCCCCGGCCATCCAGCAACCCGGACTCTGGTCGAGGCGGCTAAATGGCTCGCGGCCTCAGTGTCGAACACTTGGGTGACACGACCTGACACTAAGGAGGTGATCCGAGTACGACGAGGTCTGCTCAGCGGGATTTACCACACCACCCTGATAAACACGGTCCTTAACCAGGCCTACTGTGACTATGTCACTGCCCAATTGCCCCTGATAGGGGTGCGGACCCGCCCTAAGGCCACTCTCCACCATGGTGATGACGTCCTGCTAGTACATGGCGGTGAACTAGAGGCACGGGTATGGCCAGACCTCGCGCAGAGGATTGGTCTTGAGGCCCAAATCCGGAAGTGTTGGGTGGCCCAGGGGGCTGGCGAGTTCCTGAGGCGCACCTACCACCCGACTGGGGTCCAGGGCCAGCTCGGGCGGGCAGTAGCTAATTGCGTCTGCGGGAACTGGGACAAGCCGGTGGGGCGCGATCCGCTGGCCCGAGCCGAGGAAATCACCGCGACGGTGAACACCCTGGCCCGCCGCGGAAATTACGGGCCCGGGGCCCCAAGGTTACTTGGGGATGTGCTGGAGCGGAAGTGCGCCCTACCACCGAAGGTCGGGGCACTTGCTGGGCACCGGAAGTGGACCGAGATCGTGGGTGCTGGAGGCTCCATAGGTAGCTTGCGGTGGGAAGCGGACTTGAGGGGACCGTCCGAAAGTTCGGAAGAGCTCGACCTCATAGAGTGCGCCCGACGTGCTATCCGTGAGAGTAAACTGCCTGGGCTCAAGGCTTGGGTAGCCGACCTGCGCAACCGAGTCAGGCTACTAAGTCCTGGCCTGGCTGGAGAGGTGCCTTGGGGGCGGGTAGCTGAGGCACGAGTGGCGTCTATACTCCGCTCGTGCCTGCCGCCCGGGAGACCAACGGAGGCAGAGCTGGCTGACAGATTGTCCTCATGGCTCCAGGCCAAGCTCACCACTGTTGTCCCATCGCAGCTCAGCGGAGCTGCCTACTGGGCAGAATACGTCGGGCTTGGGTCCGGGGGGACAAGCCGGCGAGCCTATGGGGCC